AAAAAAATGCATCAATAGAACTTGTTGCTTTATGTAAATCAATAGCAGAAGAGTGGACTGAAGACGAGGTTCGTGAAGTTATTAATAACGCAAAAGTTGAAGATAATGAAGAATAAAATAACTTATTTAAACGTACAGCCCTTTGCTCAAGAAACTATTGAGCGATTAGATTGGCATGATGGTGGAGATGGCATTGAATATGAAGAATGGATAGATCCACAAACAAAACAAATATGGATAGTACCAATAGAAATTGTAAGAGATTTTGATGGAGCATACAAAAAAGATTAATATTCCAAGAGTAGAAATAGCTATTGATTGCTTAGAAGGTTTGCTAGAGTGGTCTAGCAGAATTGGTAGCGATGAAGAAGCTGAATTAAAATTTGTAATTAACCAACTTAAAAAGTATATAAATGAGTAACGTAATAACACAAAGAATAGCAGAGTACGACTATTCAATGTTTGTAGAACATGAAGTCAAAATGTATTTAGAAAATCCTGATGATTTTTTAGATAGATATGAGTTTTATAAACTTAGAGGAGAAGAAGTTAATAGAGTTGGCGATTTAAAAACAACTGAAGTTACAGAAGAAATAATAAGAGAAATAGTTTGGCGTGACGATCTTTTGCCTTACGATGCTTGGGAAACATTTGAGCACGACATGGGATATTTTAACCAATACTCAGGAGAAACTTTTTCTGTTATTGGAACCAACATGGGTTGGCAAAACAGAACAAATCAAAAAGACCTAGAAGTAACAGATGGTATGGATTTATTTGAACTCATACGAGTAGACTCTGACTTTTCTGTAAGATTTTGGAGAGAGTCAGATGATGCGCCTGGCGTTTACTGGGCAAGCCTGCATCATCACGACTCACCTACAGGAGAAACTTATGAATTTACATTAAAACAATAAATATGAAAAACTACAAATTAATTTACATTCCTCACGGACATAAAAATGCAGAAGATCCATCTGATTATCAGCAATGGATAGACATAAAAGCACAGTGCATAGATGAAGCTATAGAAGAAGCTGAAAGATATGGACAAATGGTTAATTTATTTGAAGACAATTAATATGGGAGTAATAGTATTGTTAGATTATGCAACTGCTGATGTAGTTGTATTAGAAAATGTACCCTCACAAGAGTACATTGAAGATAATTATGATGGTGATTGGGAAAGTTGGCTATCTACTATAAAAAACGAAAGAATGCCAAACATAAGTTATTGTAATTGGATGCATACATATAAAAATAAATTTGAAATAGAAACAATTAAACTATAAACTATGGGAGCACAAACCTTTGAAATTCTATCAGTAGGTAGATTTAAAACCGCAGGCGAAGCTTACTCGCATGAATGCGCAGAAGCAGAATACCACGATGGACACGATCCATACAACGGTACAATTAGTACAACAGACGGTTGTTACAGAAGAACAGGTTTTCCAAGATACGGAACCAGAAAATTTGATGGTTGGATTGGAAAAGAAATAGACGAAATGGACAAACGAGATTGTCGATTTATAGAGCTCGAAGGAGCTGCATTAAAAAAAGCAAAAGAAAGGTACGGATATAAAGGAAAGAAAGGTATTAAAGCTTTCTACTTTTATGGATGGGCCGCATGTTAAATTAAATAAATAAATAGTTATGAAAAAAGAGAACAAAGATTTGCCAATTACATGGACATGTGATCCAGGCAAAGACAACACAATCAGGTCAAAAGAACATCAAGAATATTTAATTGAACAGTACAACAGAAACAGACCTGTTGATCAACAAGTTAGCGACATGGCAGAGCTTAATAGAGCTTTACTAAGTACAGAAATAAAATATATTGGTAGAAACGTTACACTTAGTGAAAGACGTGTATATCACAAGTATGGTGAAATTAAAATTGGTATACCTGAAAATATACCTCAAAATGATGTTCATCAATGGCTTAAGGATAATGAACAAAAATGGGCAGTAGAGCTTGATAAAGCTGTAGCAAAAGCTGACTATGAATTTGGATCTGGAGTTGATGATTATGATGGTATGAATGAGGAAACCTCAGAAATAGAATCAAGATATGATATTAACGGAGAAAACTATGGAGGGCATTTATAATGACTAAAGAAGAAATGTTAAAAGAGCAAAATCTTATTTATACAATTGCTTTAGACAAAATCTGGGATCATCTTACTGCCGAAGAGCAAGATGATAAAGAGTGGATATGGGAAGAAATGGAAGATGAACTAAATAAATTGCAGAATGAAAACACAGGAAGAGTACTTAAACGGTTATTCGATCAGTGGGGAGACGATAATAGGAAAGATTAATACTGACAAGATGAACAAGGTCTATAGCGATGCTGTAGACTTTGTTTCTAATCTTGTTGGTGTGGATCCCGTTGAAATGATGAAGAAGAATAGGCGTAGAGATTTAGCTACAGGTCGTCACGCATTAGCATACTATATGAGAAAGCATACACATTTAGGCTATCAACGTATAGGTGATTTAATGGGTGGTAGACATCATGCAACTATATTGCATAGCTGTAAGCTTATTGAAGAATCTGCGCCTTACAATGCTTACATAAGAACTGTAAAAGAGTCTATAGACGCGCTAAGTATAGCACAGAACAGAACTCTTCGTCAGGAAATATTGCGATGCTTAAAAGTGTACACTACAGACAACACAAGAACGCAAGCAATAATAAGAATTATTAATCAATATGTTAAACCAAATCAATTAGAAAATGAGAGACACTAGTTTAATGGCTTTTGTAGAGCTTATGGAAAGCGGAAAGCTACAGAAAATGGAGAAAAAAGTATTACAAGCTTTTGCAGACTTAGGTGGTAAAGCCACTAATTATCAAATAGCAGAATACTTAAGCCTACCTATAAACCAAATCACAGGTAGAACAAATTCATTGGTAAAGAAAAGCGCAGTATACGCTTATGACAGGGTAAAAAATAAAATAACTGGTAAGCTTAACTGGGAATTTAGAATTTACCCTGATTTATTTAACTCAATTAATAACTAAAACTAAACTATTATGCCAAATTGGTGCTGGAATAACCTGCAAATTAATGGTAGCAAAAAAGACATGGCTAAATTTTACAAGGCCTTGAATGTGCTACCAAAAGCTGAAATGTCACAAGATGACTTAGACGGTGAAGATCAAAGATTATTTGATTTTAACGACTTTGTCCCTAGACCTAAATCGCTAGACATTACGTCTGGTTCACACACAGACCGAGCAGTTGCGTGTATTAAATACGCAGAAGGACAAAAAGATGTTCTTGATGAAAAGCTTGGCTGGCCTGCTTGGGTTAAAGAAACAGACATAAAAGAAACAGACTCTTTAGATGTTAAAAGAGATAAGATGTATAAATCTATGGTTAAAGATGTAACTAAAGAGCATCTTGAAGAAGGTAGAAAATACATGGACAATTTAGAAAAGTATGGACATGGTACTTGGTACGGTTGGTCTTATGACAACTGGGGTACAAAGTGGAATGCTTGTGATGTTTATATACATGAAAAGCAAGAGGACTATTTCCATGTAGGATTTTCTACAGCTTGGTCACCTCCTATTCCTGTAATAGACGCTCTTATGGAGCAACACCCTAACCTTAATGTAGAAATAGAATACTCTGAATCAGGTATGTGTTTCGCAGGAACATTTGGAAGACAAGATGGTCACTATTTTGACAACGAAGGGGAATTAATAAACCTTTCTAATTGTTGTCGTGAAGAAATGACTGACAAGTGGTATGAAGAGTGTGATGAAAAAGAACTTGACGCTTGGGAAATATGCCCTAAGTGTAAAGAAGAATGTGAGTTTAACGAGGAAATTAAATACAAACAATAATTATTAATTAAAACCAAAATCAAATGAACAAACAAATCAAATTTTCAAAAGGAATTGTTAATCCTGTAATGGATCAAAACAATAACGCTGGTATTGACATATTGTTGACACCAGAAGACATAAAAAACTTTTCTACACCGAAAGGTTATGTGCCTGTATCTATAAGAATAGACGAAAATGGTAAATACTATGCGTATAGATCAAACCATAGAATTGCACCACTTGCAACTGACTTAGTAGATGATGTATATGATCTTGCTCGTATTGCAGTAGAAGAAGTACCGCATCAAGATTTAGATGCCGTATCTGAAGCCTTGCATATGGAAGAGTATAAGGAGGTTAAAGACCACCAAGACACAGAAACCGTACACATTTCGGAAGTAATAAATAAAGTAAACGAAGAATGGAAATCACGATAAACGCTGTTTTCTGTTTAGTGTTAGCTAATGCGATCTACCAGACTATGATATTTCTGGTAGACGCAGTTAACGCTATGATAGATGGCATAAATGAAGGTGAAGGCTTTATAGACAACAGGCATTATTTGCTTAGTTGGGGCCTTGTATTATTAGTATATTTTGTGAAATCATCAATATTTCAAATATGAAAATAGGAGCAAAATTAGTAGACGTTAGAAACATGACAAAAGAAGAGCTGATAAACGAAGGCTGGGACGATCATCATCGAGTAGAAGATGAATGGAAAGTCTTTGTCTTTGATGATGGAAGTGTAATATATCCTTCAATAGATTATGAAGGAAATAGTCCTGGAGTTTTCTTTGGATATAGAAAGTTTAATGGAAACAAAATAGAACACTTTTCGTTTTGATGATAGAAGCTATTGCTTTGACATATGAAGCAGCGTTACGCCAAGCAGAAATCCCAGAAGGAGCATTATTGTTCGATTCGAAGATTCCTGCTAAGGCTAACTCTGATATATGGATAAAGCGTCTAGAGCGAATGTATCAGAATAAAGGTATGACTAATCGACTAAAAGGTATTCATGGTGAAATAAAGAAACGCCATGGAAAAGCTTTGTTGAGAGATTTAAATCGTGCCTTATCTGGCGTATTGGTAATAGAATTGTCAGGTGCCGAACTGAAGCGGCACAGAGAGTCCAATAAAATGAAATGGACTAGAAATAAAGTCTTCAGATTTATAACCTTTAATGATATATAGTATGTTTAAGAAAATGATGGAAAACCCTGTATCGAAAATATTGTTTCAAGCAGGAGTAATTTACGCAGGTTTAGCTTTTATGAGTCAAATGATTATGGTAATTACAGCTATGTATGCACCCTATGTTATAGGTGCTTTACTTATCATAATTTCCATACTAAATGTAAAGCTAAAAGACTTGTCTAACTAACCATAAATTAGTATCTTCACATGCCCATGAAAAAATCTAAAATTGACCAAATCTGCGAAGAAGTTGCACACGATTTACAGCTTGATAAAAAGCTTGTAAGACAGGTGGTGCAAGAACTATTTGTAGAGGTAGCGTCATCACTTGTATTTAAAAAACAGCATGTGCTGTTAAGGGGTTTCGCTAAGATAGTGATTAGTGGAATAGCTAAAAGTAAATATAAACCTTTCAATCCAATGAAGTACGAAACTCGCGCTGAAGAGGAATGGAAAAAAACTAAAACAGATGAGCAAAGAAAAGCATGAAGCTTGGAGAGAAATGTTAAAAAGAGCTGACGAATCAAGAGATGATATATTTGAATCTTGGATTGTAGACTCCGAAGAAGGTGCTAGTCTTGAAGATCAAGCAAGGCACACTAACTGGGAGGATGATTGCGAGAATTGTGAGTCTTAGTGCTACCGCACAACTATTTATTTAACCATTTATTAACCTTCCTAAAAACCAAATTATGGGAAAAACCAAAGCCGAGGTCTTAAACGACCTATTCAAAAAGTGTAACCTTACTACAGAGGATGTACACAAACACAAGTTTTATACTATTATTACGCGTTCAGGTATCGAAAAGGTACAGGCTGCGTATGGTATAAATGTAACATATGAGATAGTAAACCTTTCAGAAGACCACAAGCATTGTCTTATCAAGGCTGTAGGCGTTATGGGAGAGTCTCGTACAGAAACATTTGGGGAATGCGCTCCTGCCAACAATAGCAATGCTTATCCTGTTGCTATGGCAGAAAAACGTGCATTGTCTCGTATTGTTCTAAAACTTGCTGGATTATATTCTCAAGGAGTATTTGGCGAAGATGAGGCTCCGTCCTTTTCTGCGTCACAGAATCCTAAAAAGAAATTAGATCCTGCAACCTATAAGTCTATGATGGATATTGTTAAGTCAGATCCTGAAAGAGTTTTAGATGCATTACCTAAATACAAACTAACACCTCAACAAGAAGAGGATTTAGTAAGCGCAGCTAACGCTGCAATATAATTTTTATTCACGGAGGGGAGATAGTCTCCCTTCCATTTTTTTAACCGAGCCATAAACTAACAAGGCTCAAAAATCAATTAATTATGAGTAATTTACAAATTACAGGAACAATCAAATCAATCGGAGAAGTACAAACTGGAACCTCTAAAACCACTAACAAAGAGTGGAAGAAAGTAACTTTTGTTATCGAAACATCAGGAGAATACGCTAAAAGTGTAGCCTTTAATGTTTTCGGTGTAGAAAAAGTAGACAATTTCATGAAATACAATAAAACAGGTCAAATGGTTGACGTAAGTTTTGATGTAGAATCTCGTGAATACAAAGGTCGATACTATACTGATTTGAATGCATGGAAAGTATTTACCAACAAAAGTGGTGCCACAGCCTCTGCCGAGCCTGCACAAAGCACTACCGAAGATGCTGGTAACTTACCATTTTAGATAATAATGCATCCCTGAACGCCACGCCATGAAACTTTGCTTCAAAAAGCCCTGCTAGTAGGGGATGCTTTATTTTTCCTATATTTGTGCAAACGCAAATAGATGGAAAAGAAAACATTTTTTATTCCATTCAGCACGCCATCATCTAAAAATGGTAAACGCTGGACTGGAAAACACATGATCCACTCTAAAACAGTTATGAATTACATTAAGAATACTAAGCCGTATTGGCAAGAGTATGCTGAGGAATTTAGGTCTGTGATGGATGGATTGCAAAAGCCTGTAAATATATCTTTTAAATTTATACGAGGAACAAGACATAAGTTTGATTATGTTAATCCATTACAAACCGTACAAGACCAAATGGTGATATATGGTTGGATTGAAGATGATAACTGCGACCAAATCATTCCTCATTTTAAAAAGTATGAATATAATAAAGAGAATGCAGGATGCTTTATAACCATTGATAAGGATAACAAACCAATTGACGATGGATCGAGAGATAATAATGAAAACCTTGGGGAAGATACTTAAGGATGTAGAGTTTCTTATGGATGCTGTAGTTAACGACTATAAACCAAAGGAAAAGAAATCTACTGAATATACACCTGACTTTATGGCTTTTTATAAATTATATGGTATTAATAAAACTAAGCATACAGCTTTTACTAAATGGAAGAAGTTAAATAATCAACAGAAAGATACGATTATGAAATTAGTTCCATTATACCAAAAAGCTTTTGAGCCTAGATATAGAAAATACCCTAATAACTTTTTGGCTAATAATTGCTGGGAAGATTATATGTATTTATTAGAAAGCAATGCTCAAGCTGAGACTAAAGCTCAGAAAATAGCTCAAGCACAGAAAGATCGATTAGACTCTTATAACTTTTAACTATGGATTATAAGATAAATTCTAAAGAAGAGATTTCTAAATATGTAAATCACGTCTATAATAATGGATACAACAAGGGGTTGTCTACTGGCATACCCTGGCTTGATAAACATTATACATATAGAAAGGGTGAATTAGATGTAATAACAGGTTTTGCCAACATAGGTAAGACTACTGCTATATTTTACTTAATGATGCTTGCATCTGTTAAGTATAAATGGAAGTGGCTGTGTTATTGTCCAGAAAATGAACCCGTAGGTGAAATGGTTATAGACCTTGCAGAAATGTTTATAGGAATGACTGCCGACAAAACAAAGTCCGAAAGGATGGACAGGTCAGTATTTGACGCTGCCTGTGAATGGGTAATGAAACACTTTAAAGTGGTATCATTTCCTAACACTCCAACTATTTATGATGTAATGGATGTATTCCAGAGCGAATTAGATAATGGAGAATTTGACGGATGTTATGTTGATCCTATGAATGACCTTGCTATTAATAGGTCTATGAGTAAATATGACTACTACTATCAGGTATTATCTGATATTCGTAGGTTTAAGCAGAGAAACTTTGTAAAGTTTATTTTAGTAACACATGCTGTAACTAAGGCTGCTAGAGAGAAAAGCGAAGATGGTACCACTCCAGCTCCATCACATTATGATGTAGAGATGGGAGGAATGTTCGCTAATAGAACGGATAACTTTATAGTTATACACAGGAATCCTAATTCTGAGGATTGGAGTGACACACAATTGCATGTAAGGAAAATCAAATTCCAGAAGCTTGTGGGTATTCCAACTCAAGATCATGAACCTGTGATTCTTAGATTCGAACCTAGATTATGTAGGTTTAAATCTTTAAACAAACAAAAAATGGTATGGGAAGATGTTCTGCAAGAGAACACCATAGATTTTATTGATGCTCACAAGGCTAATATAAAACCTGAAATCTTCGATTCTAACAATTTACCTTTTTAAACTATGGAAAAAGTAAAAGAACTTTCTCAAGAAGAGAGACAAGAACAGGCTAACAAAGCCTTTAGAGAAACGCCTTTAGGGCAAAACATTACTCAGCTTGAAAAGCATGTTGAAAATCATTTAGTTGATATGTTAAGTGCTGTTGGTATCGGTGTAACTGATGAACAGAGAACTGATATGATGACTAATTTTATTGCTGCATCTCACGCTGCTGGTACAATCCAAAGGTTGGTTTGGCAACAAATGGATTATGAAGCAAAACAACGTGAGGCTATGCAATCACCTAAGCTTGAAAAGGCTGCTAAGAAAGCAGCTAAAAAAGAAACTGTTAAAAAAAATAGACCTCGTGGAAAAACTTCTATGAAAAAAGCGTAGATTAAAATAAAACCATTATCTTTGCACCGATTTGGTTTTTTAACATTGTTCATACGATGGTTTAGTTATTTAGGTTAACAAGATGGAGGCTTCGGCCTCTTTCTTATTTTAAAAACAATTTATTATGACAACATTATTAGAATCATTTCGTGACGATAAAATATATTATGCAGATTCATCGCATGTTACATGCTCAATGCTTAAGTATTTATTAAAGTCACCAGCACATCTAAGATCTTATTTAGAAAACAGAAAAGAATCTACACCCGCAATGGTTTTTGGTAAAGCATTTCATTGCTTGGCTTTAGAACCAGAAAAGTTTAATGATAAATTTTATGTATTTGATCCAGACCTTAGACCTGAAAAGGAAAAAGGTATGACATCTAAGATAAATAAAGCTTGGAAAGCAGTAGAGTTAGATCATGCAATATCTGTAGGTATGGATCTTATTACATCAGATGAGTTAAATAAAATAGATAGAATGTGTGATTCTTTATTTAGTCACAGTAAGGTTAGAAATATAGTTAATACGTCTCATAGAGAACAACCTTTTATATGGAAATTAAACAGAATGCACTGTAGAGATATTATAAACGCTAAAGGTAAAGTGGATTTACAATCTTTTGACTTTATAGCTGACATTAAAACCACAGCTGAGTTTGGTGGTATAGATAAGTTTAAATATGATTGTAAGAAATATCACTATGATATGCAAGCAGCATTCTATTGTGATGCTCTTGGATTAGATCAATTTAAGTTTATTGTGGTTGGAAAAGAGGGTCCTCATAGCGTTGGAATTTATGATGTTTCACCTGAATTTCTGGAGTCTGGTAGACGTAAGTACCACTATGCCTTAGACTTATATGAAAAATATTTCCTATATTGCGATGAAGAAATAGATTCCTACATAGAGGAAGGTATATTATAAGCAAGAAAAATGACTAAAAAATCTATGCGCCTCTCTCCTCAAGAAATAGATATTATTTTAGAAAGGAGAGCACAAGATGTAGCGCTAAACACAAACGAAAACGATCAATTATCCACAGTATATTTAGACTACCTTAAAGAAAGAGGTATACAACCAGAAGAGGTTGTTTCCTGTAAACATTGGCAATCAGCTAATGGAGAGCCTAGATTTTCTATTGTAACAAAGAATGATAATTCTATTATGACTACTTATGATAGAGAAATTCTTTTACAAGATATAGCTCAGGTAGTTAAAAATCACAAAGTATCATACCCCCGTACCCCGAAAGAGCTACTTGGAAACCACTTATTAGTTGTTAATCCTGCTGATATTCATATCGGAAAATTAGCTTTAGCTAAAGAGACTGGTGAGGAGTATAACACGGAGATTGCAAGATTAAGGGTCCTCCAAGGAGTTCAGGGTATAATAGATAGAGCTCAGGGATATAGTATAGAAAAAGTTTTATTTTGTATAGGTAATGATGTTTTGCATGTAGATAATACATATAACACTACTACAAAAGGAACGCCACAAGATCAAGATGACAAGTGGTGGAAATCATTTGGTGTAGCATTGGAGGTTTATGTAGCTTGTGTTGATATGCTACTACAGCTTGGGCCTGTAGATTGCGTTCATTCGATGAGTAACCACGACTATCAGTCTGGCTATCATTTGGCTCATTGCTTGAAGGCTTGGTATAAAGGAAATAAAAAAGTTGATGTAGATGAAGGTCCTGCTTATAGAAAATATTATAAGTATTATAATAATATGATAGGACTTGAACATGGTGACGGTGCTAAAATGCAAGATATACCACTATTAATGGCTCAAGAAGAACCTAAAATGTGGGCAAGCTGTAAACATCGCACTATGTTTTTACATCATGTACACCATAAAATAAAAACTAAATTTCAATCTGCCAAAGATTATATAGGTGTAACTGTAGAATACATGCGTAGTCCGTCAGGAGCAGATTCCTGGCATGCTCGCAAGGGATATAAAGGCGCACCTAAAGCAGTGGAGGGTTTTCTGTTCCACAGAGATAATGGTAGAGTTGCAAGTTTAGTCCATAACTTTGATGACTAAAAAATGAAAGGATTAATAGCTTTAGTTGTAGGAAAAGCGATAATAAAAAACAAACCACTAATTGTTGTTAAGCGATTCCTTAAAATGAAATACAATATAGACATATCAGTAGACGCACTAAAAAGAAGATTTTATCATGGAAATAACTAAAAAAGCCTTAGATATAATAAAAGAACAAAATACCACTATTGAAGAGAACAGATGTATGCAAGACTATTGTGATGCATTGGTAGAGATAGAGGCTATGAAAAAAGAATTGTCTGAATTTAAAGGGCAAATGACTAATGCATACAAACTTAAAAAGAAAAGAACTGAAATATTAGAAAAAGCAGTTCATAGTTTTCACGACTCTTATTTTAGTATGGCAAAATATAAACAAATGTGGAGTCAAGAAAAACAACAAAATATAGAAAAAGAAATAGCATTTATAAGTGCTATAGCAAAAGCTTCCAGGTAATTACTTCTTCTTGATCTTTTCTATAGATCTTCCTGCGAAATAAGCTCCGTAAACAGTAATAAGTAAAGTTTGATAGATTGGTACATAAGCTGGGGCTATTTGAAAGCCTCCAGCATTACCATCGAATATAGATATAACAACAAACATTGCTGTTAAGAATATACAAATTAAAGGTCTTATATTTTTAGAAAGCCAGTTATCAGACTTCATGTCTGCCTCCCAACGCTTAGTAACTTGTGATTGAGCGTCTGACTCAGCTTTCATCATTACTTCTTTGATGGCTTTTTTAGCCACCATAGCTTCCTCTTTAGATGTAGATAGATTATCTATTACATTACCTACCTTTTCTATTACACCTCCACTTAAAAAACTTAATAGTTTACTCATTATAATATTATTATATCATCAGCATATTTATAAGCGGTATCTCCATCATCATTCTTATAGGCTTCTAATACCTCTTTTCTGTTACCCTTCTTTTTAAGGGATAAGTGAATCCATGCAAAATCAAATTCATTAATCATTTGGTCAAACTCTAAATGAGAATTTATGATCCAGTCATAGATCTTTTTATTATTCATTTGTCCGTTTTCCCAAAATTGTAAATCACAAGCTTGAGCTTTGCAATGTTGGCTACGAGTACTTCCGCCAATAGCACGATTAAGTTCTTTGGAACGATAACCACTAGTAATCCGAATAGGACCCAGCTCGTCACGCATAGGCTGTACGAGATTAGATATAAGCCTTTGCATATTTTCCAAATGTTCTTTTGTCGGCTCATTACTTATGCCTAATCTTGTTGCTGTATTACTTCGAGTTATTTCTGATAATACAAAATTTTTACTTAGTCTCATAATTTAATTTAAAATGCTTCCATTACTATTTCGTCTATAGAGTTTTGTACTTCACTCTTAGTAGCTTCCATAGTCATCATAATGTTTGCTTGAAATCTTTTTACTTCTTCGTTATTATTAAATATAACAATAGTAGGCACAACTACTATTTTATACTCTTTAGACCATCTTGAGTCTGCAGTTATATCAACTCTCTGTGTTTCACAGTCTGATAGTTTTGATAGCCAAGTTACTTCGTTGGTTTTATTAAAACTAGCATTAAATTCAACAGCAACCATTCCATCAGGAAAGTCTTGAGCTGTAGAGATAAATGGAATTAATAATAAAAATAATAGTTTTTTCATAAGATTATTTTAGTTGATCAATCTTATCCTCCATCCTCAGCATTTGTGTTTTAATTTCTTTAACATCATCCTGTGTAGTCATAATAGTTTGTCGGATGAGTTGATCTTTCATGTCGTACTCCATACGAGTAATTTCTGGATCTGGAGGTAATGGTAGTTTTTTAGCTTCTGCTATATCTCCTTGTAGTACAAACCAACCACTAATAACGGCAGCCATAAGGACAGCAATACCTGCTAGGGTTTTTAAACTTATTTGTACTGCTGTGTCTTCGTTTAATTCTTTTGCCATTTTTAGAATATTACATAATTAAGGCCAACACTAAAGTTGTGCCATCTTCTGTTCCAATATTTATTGTATTTACCTTCTACAAATATACCTAAACTTTTGTTAAATCTATAACCGTAGATTAATCCAACAGAATAATCCATCCATTGCTTGTTATTGTTATATTTGTGGTAAGAATATTCGTTATCTGTATCTAAATGATAAGGCATTAAATTACCCCAAGAATGAAACCAAAAGTCTTTTGTAAAGTGGTAATAGTCAAACCCTGCGACTATTGAATACTCAACTATATTACCTATTAGCGATCTTTGCTCTGAAACATAATCATTTATTACTTCAGGTATTACGACTTCTTCCCATACTTCTTGACTAGTTGCTACGATTTCTCCATTGGGTGCTGAGTATTGTCCATCTAATGTTATATTGTATCCCTCCTGAAGAGCCAAATATGTATAATGTAATGTCCCATTGTCCAGCACCCAGTCTGCTAAAGGGTCAAAGCCATATGGTTCTGCAAGCCTTTGAACAGCTCCCACATTAAATGAAAGTTTTCCTTCTTTAATTTGTAGTCTAAATCTCTCTGATGCTTCAAAGTATTTTATATCTGCAAATCCATCTGCTAAGTATTCTACTTTACTAACCCAATTATCTGCAACATATCTTACAAAATGATGCTGATTAATGTAATCTACACCTAATCTTCTTACAAAATCAGCTTCGAACAAATATTCAAAGCCATCAACTCTACCGATTGTCGCGGCATCAGAATAAGAATTTTCCGTACCATTATAAAAAGTGTTGGCTCTGTTCTCATATCCAAATCGTTTTATTTTTCTAATACCTAAAGAAAATGTATAGTCAAAAGGTGTTTTTACAATATCCTCCTCTAACGATCCAGATGTTACAGACCATATTTGGTTATCTGATAATGATGTACCACCATTAACAGCTGCATAAATTGTAGAATATTTAAATACCTTATGTAGCCCTTGAGCGTTTCCTAAAAAAGGAATAAATAGTAATATTAATAATAATTTTTTCATTTCTTTAACACCTTTGTAGTACTTGTGTTACCATTATATGTTACACTAAAATTATATACACCTGCAGGTAATAGACTTACATCTAATTGATTTAGCCCTTCTGCAGTTTGATTTTCTTTAACTTTTATAATAAGCTTACCTGATATATCATACACCTCTATACCTACAGGTCCATTTGTTAATATATTTAATATATCACCCATAGGATTAGGATACATAACTATATTGTGCCCTCTAAGTAAATCTCTAGTATCTAAAGAACTATTCCAATTACAACTCCAATATAATTCTTGGCATTTATCGTCCCAAGCATTATTACAGCAATAAGGATCTACCATAATAACCCAAGCATAACATGTGTCGTTTAGCCAGTATGGAATACCAGGGCCATCAATACAGCCTGCATCATACAAACAACTTCCATCGTCTGTGTTGTATACAGAATTGTAGTTGTGTGCAAGTGGATCCATACAACCTTCTAATACATCTATACAGCTCCCATTGTCTGTATTAGCTAAAATATCGTAATTAAAGGCGTTTTCCTCTGTGCAACCATATACTATGTCAACGCAAGAGAAAT